TTTATGCGAAAGTTTGACGAGTATTGTAACGACCAATTACATTACACTAACTTAGCAGACCAAAAAGACTTCGACACTTATATCGCAACTAATAAGAACTTCTTGGTTGCTTTATATGTGCAACAAAGAAGATTAGAAAGAAAATTAACTAACGGAGAAATAAAATGAAGAATATTGTAATATCAACTTTAATAACTTTAGTGCTAGTGTCAGCTACCTATGTTTTACTCGGCAATTATGTCAAGCAAACTGTAGAGCAGACACCAGATTATGTCCTAGAATTTAACAAGACTAAGCAAAATTTATTAGCTAGAATAAATAGTTTAGAAGCAGAAAATGAAGAACTAAGACTAGAAAATGATGGTATCTTTCAAACTGTCTTACAAGCTGAGAGAACTATTAAAACTTTAGTAAACTTCGCAGAGCTTAGTGAAGCTGAGCAAAACAACTTAGCTTTAAGCTTAGTAGAGCTACAAAACCAACTAACTCAGTTAGAAAACACTACAACTGAAAGTTTTATGAGCTTAGTCACGCAATTAGAGCTATTACAAACGAAGTCCTTAGAGGCCACACAAGAGCCGGAAATTGAGACTCCTTATGTTGTCTCTAATGCAGTAGAAAAAGTTGTGGCAGAGCCTGTGGCTTGTCCTAAACCCATAAAAAATAGGAGTTTCTCTTACTATATTAGAAATGTTAGCTTAAAGAACTCAGTAGCTTTTAGAATTGTGTATGATTTAGTAGAAGGTAAGCCTGTTAATGTTGAGTTTGAGTCTAATCCACCTAGTAGTATTAGACGAGCTAGTGTGCGATACCTGAGTAGCTTAGACTTTGGTAGTGCTACAGCTGAGAATTGTTCAATACCTTTTAAAATAAATATCTAAAATGACAGAAAGTATTATATTAAATAAAGAATTATTTAGAAAATTTGATAATTTTGTAATTATTAATTATGAAAATATCTTTAGTCAAGGTGGAGTAGTTTATGAAGTTGAATGTTTAGCAGACGATAACTTTAAAATTACTCTGCATAATAACCAAACCATCTCCTTAGCTAAAATAGTTGAGGAGATTAGCTCGTAGCTCTTGACAGACTTCTGTGAAGAACTATAATAGTTTATGCAATTATGCCAAAAACGGAGAAAATTTATGGCAATACAAGAAGGAATAGCCTACTGGGCTAGTGTAACTACTCCTAATACCAAGTATGAACCTGTTTATACTGTGGACTTAGTAGTGAGTGACGATGTCGCCAATGACTTTGAAACTCGTGGTTTTAAAACAAAAGAAATCACAATGAATGACGAAGTTGTTGGAAAAGCAATAACTTTTAAAAGAAAGGTGAATGGGCCTAACGGAATGGTTAGACAGTCGCCTAAGCTTTTAGATGCAAACAAAGTTCCAATGGATGAACTGGTCGGTAACGGCTCTAAAGTTAGAGTGCAGTATAACGAGTGGGAAACATCTAATAAGTATGGAGACTTTAAAGGCTTGGACTTTCAAGCTATGCAAGTTATTGACTTAGTTCAATATAAATCTAGTGATGGTTCAGAATTCGATGCCATCGAAGGAGGAGAAGAATTCTAATGATTATTAGTATTAAAAATGACGAAGGTGAAGTAAACAACTTTGATGTTACTGCTATTGCAGATGAACAGAAAAAGAATGATGCTACTGTGATGGTCAACAAGGTAGGTAATCTATCTGTTGTTATCGAAGCTTTAGACTTTGCTAGTCGTACACATAGAGCAAACTTAGAAGAGCTGTTAAAAGGCTGTCCTGAGTCGCAAGTGGAAGAAAGTGCTGAAGAATCTACTGAAGATTCTGAGGAAACCTAACCACAATTTTTTCATATATTTTGATAGGGTGTCTTCGGATGCCCTATTTTTTTGAGGTCAAAAGATGGAACAAGATTTAAAATTTAAGAAGTATCACTTGCCTTGTCCGGCTTGTGGTAGTAGCGATGCTCTTTCGGTTAATGAGAATGGCTCAGCTAAATGTTTTAGTTGTGATGAATTCTTTCCGAAAGGAGTAGACAAGCAAGACAATATCGTATCTAATAAAACTAATATGACAGAAACAGTAAGAGAACTAAATGCTCATGGTGGAGTCTTCGCCAAACTAACAGATAGAAATATCTCAAGGGAGACTGCTGAGAAGTATGGAGTTAAAACTGTTTATGATAGTGCTGGTCAAATAGCCCAACATATTTATCCTTTGTATATCAACAACGAACTAACCTCTAATAAGATTAGATATGTTCGAGACAAAAAGTTTAGCTATGATGTCAGTCCCCAAGGGGTTGGTTTGTTTGGTCAACAACTCTTTAAAGAAGGTGGTAAGTATTTAACCATAACTGAGGGTGAGTGTGATGCTATGTCGGCTTATGAATTACTAGGTAGTAAGTGGGCAGTTACCTCTATCATTAGAGGAGCTTCTGGAGCAGTTAAAGATATTAAAGAGAACCTAGAATACATAGAAAGCTTTGATAATATTGTTATTTGTTTTGATAAAGACAGACAAGGTATTGAGTCAGCTAAGAAGGTTGCTAGTATTCTTAAACCCGGCAAGGCTAAGATAGTCACCTTACCTAATGGTTACAAAGATGCTAATGATATGCTCCTTAAAGGCAAGTACAAAGAATTTGTTAGTGCTTGGTGGGATGCTAAACTCTATACCCCTAGTGGTATCATTAGAGTATCAGAGAAGAAAGATTCTTTTTTAGATAGAGAGAAGAAAGAGTCTGTACCTTATCCTTGGGCGGGACTAAATGAAAAACTATATGGTATGAGACAAGGCGAGTTGGTAACTTTAACGGGTGGCACAGGCCTTGGTAAGTCTAGTATCACGAGAGAGCTAGAACATTGGTTAGTCAAACAGACAGACGACAATGTTGGTATTATAGCACTTGAAGAAGACTGGCGAAGAACAGTAGATGGTATTCTATCTATTGAAGCTAATGCTAGATTGTATGTTGACCAAGAACGAGAGAAGTTTGATGACTCTACTTTAGTCGATATGTTTGATAAGATATTTAAAGATGACAAGGTTTTTATTCATGCTCACTTTGGTACTAATCAGATAGATGATATCTTTGCTAAGCTTAGATACTTGATTGTTGGTTGTGATTGTAAGTGGGTTATAGTTGACCACCTCCACATGCTGGTCAGTTCTTTAGAAGAGGGCGATGAAAGACGAGCCATTGATAATATTATGACTAGACTTAGAAGTTTAGTAGAGGAAACTGGAGCTGGTATTATCTTAGTCTCACACCTGAGAAGAGTAGATGGGAACAGAGGCCATGAGAATGGTATTGAAGTTTCACTCTCACACTTAAGAGGGTCTAATAGTATTGGACAATTAAGTGATTGTGTGATAGCATTAGAAAGGAATCAACAGTCCGATGACCCTGAAGAGGCTCGGACAACTAGACTTAGAATCTTAAAGTCTAGGTATACTGGAGATGTCGGTATGGCAACTGCTTTAATTTACGATAAAGAAACAGGAAGATTGTCTGAACACTTTGATACTGAATTCAGTATGAGAGAGAATCAGTCCTCTATTGCATTTTAATGGAATTAGTATTTGATATAGAAACAAATGGATTGCTTTGGGAATCTGCTCTAAAAGATTATGAGACTGGTGAGGTCACAAACTTACCACCGGCCTCAATCATTTGGTGTATTGTTGCTATTGATGAAACTGATAAAGTATATACCTTCAAACCAGAAAGCATTGACGAGGGCATTGAGTTTTTAAAATCCGCTGATACCTTAGTTGGGCATAATATCTTAGGCTTTGATATTCCAGCTATAGATAGGATTAAGCAGATAGATTTATCTACTCATGTTAATATTATTGATACCTTGACCTTATCAAGATTATTACATCCTACTAGGGAAGGAGGACATAGCCTAGAAAAGTGGGGATGGAAACTCAACTGCCCAAAGTCAACTGCTCCTGTGTTTACAGAGTACAGTAATGAAATGCTTAATTATTGTATTCAAGATGTCAGGTTAAACAAGAAAGTTTTAGAGAAACTAAGGAAAGATAGTGTGGGTTTCTCTAAAGAATCAGTACTAATAGAACATAAAACCACACAGATATTAATAGAACAAGAACTAAATGGTTTTTTGTTTGATGAGAGAAGAGCAATAGATTTATTAAGTTCTTTAAATAAACGAAAGAAAGAAGTAGAAAATGAAGTTCATGCTACCTTTAAACCTAAGTGGATTCCTGTTAAAGAAGTTACACCTAAGTTAAAAAAAGATGGCACCTTATCTAAGTCTGGTCTTACCTCCGTTGAGTATCAGGAAAGGTTTGAAAAGAATGATACTACTCCTTTCACACGAAAAGAACTTAGAGAATTTAATCTCGGCTCTCGTCAACAGATTGGCGAGTACCTAATAGACTTCGGTTGGCAACCTAAAAGGTTTACCCCAACTGGACAACCTATTGTTGATGAAGGTACTTTAAGTAAAATAGCACATATCAAAGAGGCTCAACTCATAGCTGAATATTTATTATTACAGAAAAGAGTAGGCCAAATTGAATCATGGATTGATAGTATTAAAAAAGACAATCGAGTTCATGGTGCTGTTATTTCTACCGGAGCTATTACTGGTAGAATGACACACAGAAACCCTAATATGGCTCAGGTTCCTGCAGTTTACAGTCCTTATGGTAAGGAATGTCGAGCTTGTTGGACTGTACCTGAAGGATATAAACTAGTGGGTATAGATGCTTCAGGGTTGGAGTTAAGAATGTTAGCCCACTATATGTCAGATGAGGAATACATAAATGAAATTATCAATGGAGACATTCACACAACTAATCAGCAGTTTGCTGGACTTAAATCAAGAGATGAGGCTAAAACTTTCATCTATGCACTTATATACGGAGCCGGAGATGAAAAAATTGGAAGCATCGTTGAAGGAAATAGAGCAGATGGTAAACAACTGCGAGAACAGTTTCTTACTAGTTTACCAACACTTAAGGCTCTTAAGACAAGAGTTGACACAGCAGCTCAAAAAGGATTCCTTAAAGGATTAGACGGTAGAAAAATATTTTTAAGGCACAAACATGCAGCCTTAAACACCTTACTACAAGGGGGAGGAGCTATCGTAATGAAGAAAGCTTTGAACTTGTTGTATGATAAACTTAAAACTTGTAACATTGATTTTAAGTTCGTTGCTAACATCCATGATGAATGGCAAGTAGAAGTAAAAGAACATCAAGCAAATCAGGCGGGACAGTTAGCTGTTGAAAGTATTCGTGATGCCGGAGAGTATTTTAACATGCGGTGTCCCCTTGATGGCGAGTTTAAAGTTGGAGATAACTGGAGTGAAACCCACTAAAAAAGACCGAAAGAAGTTTGATATTGACCTAGAGTATGGCAGTATCAGAGAAGATAAAGTCGCAGAGATGCTCTGTAATAAAAAGATTGAAGTTAAATCTGAACGAGGTATGTGGATGAAGACTGGTAACATAGCTATTGAATATCAGAGCTATGATAAACCTTCTGGTATTGAAGCGACTGAATCAGACTATTGGTTTCATCATCTTTGTGTTGGTGATAAAGAGTATTGCACTTTAGTTTTTCATACTGATGTGCTTAAAACTATTGTCAAAGAACTAGACACTTTTAAAACTGTTTCTGGTGGCGACCATAATGCTAGTAGAATGTACTTAATAAACTTACAAAAACTTTTTTCATCTGATGTTATAAAAGCTTTTAAGGAACTAGAAGATGAGCAAGAAAAATAAATCATTAGATACTTTAGTTGAAGATATCTATAACACTATTGGAGTTCTTTCTGATGGTGAGAAAATAAAAATATCAAATAAACTTCTGGAAGAATTAGGCATTGATATTGTATCTGCTGTCAAAGAGTGGGCAACTCCGGTTAAAAGGAATAAAGCTACTAGTCAAACTTTACGAATGTCTAACATAGGTAAACCACAAAGACAACTTTGGTATGACATGCATGAAGAGAGGGACGGCTCAAGTAAAATGGAGCCAGTCACCTTTATAAAGTTTTTGTATGGTCATATCTTAGAAGCCTTGCTAATCTTCTTTGTTAAATTAGCTGGACATAAAGTTACTGGAGAGCAGAAAGAAGTCTCAGTTAAAGGTATTAAAGGTCACATGGATTGTAAGATTGATGGCGAAGTAATAGATATTAAGACTGCTTCTGGTTATGCCTTTCGTAAATTTAAAGAAGGTACTTTAGCTGAACAAGATAGCTTTGGTTACTTGGCTCAACTTGCTGGTTATGAAGAAGCAGAGAAGACATCTCAGGGTGGCTTCCTTGCTTTTAATAAAGAGACAGGAGAATTAGCTCTTTTTAGGCCTCAAGACCTTGACAAACCTAATATAAAGGATAAAATAGATAAGGTAAAACAAATTATTAAATCAGATTCTCCACCTGATTATTGTTTTAACGAAGTACCAGAAGGTAAAGCTGGTAACATGAAGTTACCTAAAGAGTGTACTTTTTGTCCTTATAAATTTAAATGCAAAGCTGACTCCAATGATGGAGCAGGGCTTCGTGTTTTTACTTATGCTAAAGGTCCTGTTTATTTGACAAAAGTAATTAAAGAACCTAATGTAGAAGAGGTATTATGAGAGGCAAGAAAGCTAAACAATTAAGACAAAAAAGTAAGTTACTGCTAGTAGAATGGTTAAAGACCATGGTACCTGAAGGAGAAGATGTAACTAAAATAACAACCAAGAACTTAGATAAGTTTCTACCTGAACAAACACATATTTATGCTAACAATAAAATGATGTTGAGTGCTTATTCTTTAAGATGGTTCTATAAAAAAGTAAAGAGAAACCCAAACATAACCTTAGAAGACATAACAACATGACCAGAAAATATAAGTTTAATGAAGATAAAATCTTACAAGAAATAAAAGCTTATATTGATTCTACTTACGACCAACACTACTCACAAGGTAAGTATCAAGCTACTGATATGATTATAGATGCCGGACATGGTGAAGGTTTTAGCATTGGTAATATTATGAAGTATGCTATGAGATGTGGTAAAAAAGATGAAAAGAAAAAAGAACTACTTAAGATAATACATTACGGGATTATCGGTTTATATGTAGAGGAAAACGATGGAAGATAAAGTAGGAGCTAAAGAATATCTAGGCATCAAGATTAACTATGATAATGAAAAGCTTTTAGATAAATTTAGTTTAG